CTCTTAGAGTATGCATCTGCACACATATAGTATGCATCTTCTTCCAACATAGCACGCTTGTATTTCACGAGAGTAGTCCAACCATTCTCTTCAAAGAAAGCAGGGTCGGTAGGTATCATTCCTGCCCAACGTCCCTCAGCAGCATCAACCCATGCTTGGGTTTCAGCGTTCTGAGTGGTGATATAATCAACTAGTGCTTGTTCCATAATCAGTTCCTTTTCTCAATCTTACCTATACAGTATACATGTTATTAAAACAAATGTCAAGTACTTTTTGAATTAATTTTCAACCCTATCGTGAACAGCGACAGCACCGTAGAAATTCACACCAAGCAATTTTTCACAAAGTTCTGAGAACCTTGAGTCAGACGTTCCGGCGTAGTTACCACCGAACATTGTCCACTTACCTTTCTTGGATTCTGGAATCAATCTTAGTATTTTCTTACCACCGATTGGTTCTGCCATCACAAGTTCAGCAGCAGGATACTCTTCACAAGGTTCGAAAGGCCCATCAGCATTCACAACAGTGAACCCCTTTGCATAGGATGACTCACCACCCATTGTACAATCAATTGAACCTAACCAAGAATCTTCTTGTCTTGCTTCTTTATAGATGTTTACATGTAAACCCATTATATTACTCCTTGATTTTTTTGTTCGATAAAAGCGTTTTGCATAATCTCAGTAAAGATTGGTTCTAACTCTACTTCAAGATTAGCAAATTGATACTGATTGATACCACCTCTCGTGTAGACAGGCATATCAAAGAACTGGACGAAATGAGATCGTCTGTTGCACAAACCATTATTGAACAAATCATAAATCAGATTTTGTGCAACTCTGAATTTTTCTAGCATCTTGTTCTTAGAACGTGGAAACTCCACTGCACCTTGAAGGGGAATAAGTTCATTTAGTTTATCTCTAAGATTCTCAAACCCTTCATTGGTTGCCCAAGAACTTTTGAATAAAGGTAACTGAGTCATTATATCGCCTCCAATTTGATTCCGCCTTGAGGGAACACTAATCCAAACTTCTCAATCATAATGTCCCTAACCTTTTCTCTGTCAAGACTATCTCCACAGAATTCAATCTCACCTTCAGAGATGTATTGTTGAGTCGCCTCAAGAATCATCTTTGGGGTAGCACCCATTGGATAAATCGCATCAGGCACATCACCATAGAAACTTTCAACATACGCAACGAAATCAACGATTCCATCAACAATTTTTTCAACATTCACAGACATAAAAACTCCTTATTTCTCAATCTTACATATACATTATACATGTTATGAGAACAAATGTCAAGCACTTTCTTCACTTTTTTTCAAAAAAAATTGGTGCGCCTGAAAGGATTCGAACCTTTGACCTTTGGTTTCGTAGACCAATACTCTATCCAGCTGAGCTACAGGCGCAATCATATTATACTAACTCCATTCCAGCGTTCCAAAGTTTCCACGCACCATCATAGGTGTCAAACCCTTCTTCGTCAGCAAAGTCCATTGAAGAACTGTGCATTGCACCAGAAGACAAACCTTTTGTTTTTACAACGTAGGCAATCATCTCAGCAGTGTTGGCATACCCAACAACACCTTCACCAGAGAACATTTGAATCCCACCCTCGTGGGCAGCGATGAAGTCGATTTCGTTTTGATTTGTCATTTGAAGTACCTTTCTCATTAACTATACATATACTATACATGTTATTATAACAAATGTCAAGCAAAAAATGAAAAAAAGTACAAAAAAAAGTCCTTGCAAAACAAGGACTTATAATTTTTTTGAAAAAAAGTTTATTTTTTTAGTGTTTCCACCCATCTCTGGGCACTTCTTTACCCATTGCAATATTCTTGATATCTCCACGACATATACCCATATCGTTTAGTTCTCTATCAGTCAATGCATGTAGTTCCCTATATGCTTTCTTGTCCATCTTTGGGGTGATACTATCTCTGAAGTTTTTGTACAAGTCTGCGACTGCATCACAAAATGCACAATAAGTTGCTGTAAGTGTTACCATGTTGATGCTCCCCACATAATAAGAATTGGAACTGCAAGTGGAAATGATACAAGTACCAAGGCCTCAATTACATTACAAAATTTACATACATTTTCATTCTCTTTCAATTTCATTATCATATTACTCATTTTCTATTCTCCAACATCAGTCGTTTTGCTTCTGCATGGTATCCCATACGAGATAGTTCAGCTGCAGCTCTAGCTCTTCCTACCGATTCCGTAATTGCAATACATCCCATAAGTACTGCGAGTAGTGCTTTACTCATCCAATCACAAACCGCACATGTTTGTTTGTAACTTTGGTTTATCAATAAACCGACTGACATTTCTAGGTTCTCCTTTTGGTCATTATGTGGTTATAAAACTCAACCACATCGTGGTCGTGTAAGTGTTTTACGTCATCAGCATATTCTGTACGAATAAATCTTACAATATCTGAATGACGATTTTTATTATTGAACAATTTTGCAATCCATTTTGTCATTTTATTTCTTTCTCTTAAAACGATAAAAGGGATGCAATGCATCCCCTAAGTTAAAATACAAGCAAGACAAGCTTGCTCATTCTGTCCATAAATTTGGGCATATTTTCGAATCTCCTTTGGGGGTGGTTCACTTTTATTTAGGTAAATGATGTTGTCGTATGTTACAAAAAGTAATGTTATTTCTGCATATTCGCTAGAACTTTTCTGCATACTCTTGTAACAAAACCTTAGAACTACCAACTCTAACATTGATTATACCATTATAGTATTCATCAGTGAGCAAAACTTCTCTGTCGAATTGTTCTTTAGCTTCTAAGTAACTAAGCATTCCTCTACTTTGACAATAGTAGAGTATCTCTCTTGTAAACTGGTCTTCGCCAAGTTCTTTTACATCTTCAATCAACCAATCAGAAGATCCCCAATAGGTTCTCCAATCACTTTCTTTGGTTGATCTTCGTTTGTTCTTTTTTCCTTTTAGTGGGGGTTTTGTAACCTTAAACCTTGCTAACTTCTTACCGACATATTTTTTGTCATTAGTTAAGTTGGTTATTAGATATACAAAACCCTCACAAGTCTCTGGCAGGTCATGAACAGGTTCACCATTATAAGTCCACTGTGACATTAGTAATCTTCGTCTTCATCCTCATCAAACAGAACGTCTTCATGTTCTTCTTTGATGTTCTCAGAACAAAATGGGCAGTACTTTACCTCATAGCTCCACTCATCCATATTATGAGATATTCTAAAAACTGCTTCACAACTGTCACATAAGATTTCTTTTCTGCTCATTAATTGACTTACCTTTTATTATGCGGCATCATAAACGTCATCCCACTTGCCTGTCAAACCAGCAACCTCATATTCTGTTACTCTGTTCTCAAAGAAGTTGGTATGGTCTGCACCGTTCAGTATCCACTCCAACCACTGTAGGGGATTTTCTTTTACTTTATAATTACCTTTTAGTCCTAATTGTATGAGTCTTCTATCAGTTATATATCTAATATATTGTTTAACTTCTGACTGCTCTAGACCTTCAATGTCACCAAGTTTATATGCAAGGTCAACAAAGTTATCTTCTAACTTCACTGCTTGTCTTGCCATCTCATATATATGTCCCTTAAATTCATCATCTATAATACGAGGATGTTCTGCACAATATGCCTTGAAGAGTTTTGCAATACCCTCAACGTGGATTGATTCGTCACGAATACTCCACTCAACAACCTTACCCATACCCTTCATCTTACCGTAGCGTTGAAAGTTCAATAACATTACGAATGATGCAAATAGTGCCACACCTTCATTCATTACAGATTTTGCCATTGCAAGTCCAAGTCCACGAACAGTGTTTGGATCACTATCCATCATAAACTCAATCTTGTCTGCCATCTCTGTATATTCTAGGAAGGCATGATACTCGGCATCAGATAACCCAAGTGTCTCATTAAGAAGTGCATATGCACGTTGGTGTATAGCCTCTCTATTCGCAAACGAACCAAGCATATTGCGTACTTCATTGTTCTTAAATTTAGGGATAAGTTGGTCGTAATAGTTTTGCCCAACTGCAACATCTGACTGTGTAAACAGTCGTAAAATGTTTGTGATGTATTCTTTCTCAATTGCACTTACCTTTCCAGACTTCCAATCTGCAACATCTTCAGACAAATCAAGTTCGTCTTCAATCCAGTGTACCTTCTCATGTCTTGTTGTGATTTCAACTGCCCAAGGATAATGGAATGGTTTGTATGTTTCTGAAAACACCATTAGTCCACCACCTTTTTTCTTTACGAACATTTCTGATACAGCTTCGAATTGATTCCAAGATCCAATTAACTTATCGTCAATAAAGATTTGTGGTACAGATCGAGCTCCAGGCACCTTTTGATAAAACGCAAGACGTTCCTCTTGATTATCCATACGATGTTCTGTGTATTCATATCCATGTGATTTGAACCAGTTCTTTGCTTTCTCACAGAATGGACAATTTGATTTACTATAAATTTCTACTTTCATTTCTTTAACCCTCGCACGCTACACACTCATCTTGTGACTGTGCTTCCATTGTTTGTGTTTCGTAATCTTTCAATGCATCACGAGAAACTTTTAGTGATACATTTTCTGCTCTTTGGGAAGTCTCTGTTCTAAGATAGTACAGACCTTTTGTCCCTAACTTCCACGCAGCAAAGTGTGCCCTGTGTAAGTCTTTCTTATCTGCACCAGCAGGGAAGAATAGATTTAGTGATTGTCCTTGACAGAGATACTCTTGTCTATCTGCGGCTTGTTCTACCAATACCAACTGGTCAAGTTCTATTGCTGTTTTGAAAACATCTTTGATTTCCTCTGATAAGAAATCTAAATGTTGTACAGAACCACCATTGGTTATGATATCAGACCAAACATCTGGGTGATTCTTTCCAACCTTTTCTAGTTCTTCTTCCAAATATATATTCTGCACCAAATGTGAACCAGCACGAGTACGATGTGTATATGCATTCGCTTTTGCTGGTTCGATTGATGGTGAAGTAGAAACAATAATACTACTGTTGGCATTAGGTGCAATTGCCAGTAGATGTGCATTACGTCTACCAGTACCCCTCATATCGGGTGCCTCACCCTTTTCTGCACCAATATTTATAGTTTCTCTAACAGACTCATCTTTGATGTATTTGAACACTTCACGATTCAATTCTCGTGCTTCTGGTGAATCAAACGCAATTCTCTTCTGGTGTAGAAGAGAGTGCCATCCCATTGCACCTAATCCAAGACTACGTTCTTGTGTTGCTGAGTAGCGAGCACGCTGAATTTCATCGCCTGCGTTATCAATGAAAAACTGTAGAACATTGTCAAGAAAGCGAATAAGATCACGAACAAGACTTGTATCTTTCCATTCATTATATTTCTCCAAGTTTAGAGAAGATAAGCAACACACCGCAGTTCTATCTTCAGAGGTCGGTAGGTGAATCTCATTACATAAATTAGAACCGTGAATCTTTAGTCCTTTCGCCTTCATTGTGTGTGGTAATGCACGATTAGCAGTATCAATAAAGTTTAGATATGGTTCACCTGTACGATATCTTACTTCTAGAATTTGTTGCCATAACGTCCTTGCAGGCATACTTTCACGAACTGTTTTGTCATTGGGGTCTTTCAAGTCCCAAATTTCATCACGTTCTACCGCCCGCATGAAATCATCAGTGATGTTGATTGCATGGTGTAGGTTAAGGTTCTTTCTGTTTACGTCACCTGTTGGTACACGCATATTTAGGAACTCAATAAGGTCTGGGTGTGAGACATCCATATACGCTGCGTATGAACCTTTCCTTGTCTTACCCTGACGGTATGCAGTCATATCTGCGTCTACCGTATGCAAAAATGGCATTGGCCCAGGCGCCTTATCTGAGATGGCACGAATGTCACTCCAGTGTCCACCAACACCACCACCCTTAACTGACAACCAACGTAACTCAGCAGAGTGGTCGATTAGTCCTTCTAATGAATCTGGTACATATGTTAGGAAACATGAGATGGGAAGAGCTCTTGCTTTCTGCCCTGGCGCTGGTGCGTTTGACAACACTGGTGATGCAAACATGAACCAACCATTAGATACTCCATCATAAATGCGTTGTGCTAATTTCAAATCACCATCACAATATGCGACAGCAGCACGAGCAAACGCTTCCTGTGGGGAAGATTCGTTGTCATTACAATAATAGTCTTTTAGAAGTTTGTATGCTTGTTCCGATAATTCTTTGTCTTTATTTCTGTTAATTCTGATACCAAGGTGGTCGAGACCAATGTCTTCGCCAGTCTTGGTGAAGGGTACGATGACTTCTGCCAGACTTTTCATATTTTCTTTCTCCATTTTTTCTAATATGTACGTTTCCACGAATTGAAAACGGTTTGTGCTTTTAATCCCGAATGGGAGTTACTATGTATAATGCCAAGAATCTCTGCCGGCGTCCTTCCCGACAATATCATGTCATTAATATCTTTTTCTTTTATTGAAGAAGGCCATAAACACACTGTGTAACCATCTTCAATACACCTTTCAATCTGTCTAGTAATCTCTTGATTTCTAGGTTCGTTGTCTGGTACAAGAACAGCTTTATCTTTGAACTGAGGTACACGCAAATCACTTTGGGCAACGGCAATAGCATTGTCTATGAATAAACTATCTAGTGGCCCTTCTGTAACATATACGGTACGAGTAGGGTCAAGTTTATTCATTCCAAAGATTTTAGGATACTCTGTATCCAGAATTATTGTAATGTACTTCTGTTTCTCTTCACCAAATGATCGCCCTTGATATGCGAATATTTGTCCGTTCTCCTTTCGAAAGGGGATAACCATACGAGGATGGTCTCCGTCCAATGAAGGGAACTTATTTTGGACTTGAGTATTGGTGAACTCATAAAACTTAGGACTAAAATATATATCATTCCAAGCATCTCTAGGCAACGATCTTTTGGATAAAAACGACACAGCAGGATGATTTTTTTCAAGTTCTGCAAAAGTTTTTAGATCACCCAAACGACTCTTGAATTTGGGCGCTTTGAAATCGAACTGTGGTTTGGGAGTTTTGTATGCACCCTTATAGGGTGTACCATTAGTACCTTCTTTGTACCGTTCCATTACATATTCTTTGTATAGGTTCGCATCTACAAACTCTATAAGTTTTGCAACGGTTGTACCCATAGCACAGTTGTGACATTTATAGAACAAATCATTCTTTGTCCTGTAAACGAAACCTCGTGCCTTGTTCTTTTTCTTGGATGAATCACCACAATAGGGACAAGAGAAGTTCCACAAATAGTCTTTCTTCTTTGTGAAGTTTCTGAGTCTTGGGCCTATGAGAGAGACATACTTTGTATCAATATAATTCATAGTAACAATATACCAGAATTATATAGCAAAGTCAATAGATTTACATGATTGCTGGAAGTATTTCTGTAAGAGCGAACCCTACCACAATCGAACCACCGATTATGACATAACGCCACTTTTCAAGAACACCTACCCTTGTGGATAGTTCTTCTCTTAGTTTGATGAACTGTTCTGCCTCGTTACGTCCATGTTCACGCATAGCATCAACCAGACGCCTTTCCATCTCACCCATCTGAGTAGATGTTTCCTTTGCATTAGACGTAATTCTACTATGTAGTTCTTGTACGGTATTCTTGAATTCTTTTTCTTGTTCGTCCAAAGCTTCTTCCTGACGTATTAGTTTTTCTTCATGCACCGCCATAATAGTGTGTAAGGCAGAAGATACGTCAGCAATTTTCTCAATTGCAGAATCCAATCTAAGATGGATCTGTTTCATTTCGGAAACTTCTCTCTTTAGAAGTTCTACCTCTGTATCTAATGTTTTAACCGTTGCCATCTTCTATTTTCTTTATTCGGGTTTCTAGTTCATCTATCTTCTTTGTAACATGTGGATACTTCTTTCTCCACGCATCTTCTGGTTGTCTTAACCAATTCCAGTTATATTTATGTATTAAGTAATCTAAGAATTGGTCTAATTTACCATAACTCCAGATACCTAATTTAGTGTCCTTAAAGTACGCAAGGAATGCTGCACCGAGCAACGCACCAATGATACTTGTGTATATCCATAGAGTGTCATCAAACAATCCCATCATAATCCCTCTGTCAACTTACAGTATTGACCCATACCGTGGTCTTTTACACCATCAAGTAAACCACTTCTCCAACCTCTCCACTTATCCTTCACTGCTTGCCAGAATGTAAGTGTTCTTATATTACCATAGAAGTTGATATACGTCAAGTCTCCATGATGCTTGTATCCCATAACCCACAATGGAACTCTTGTTACGAGATCATTATTGTTTACAACTCTTGTATGTGGTGTCTGAATATTCTTTACAAACTTACGAGTACCAACACGAGGCGAACCAAATGTAAACAGTTCTTCAACAACTTGGGTTTCTTCGAATCTTGAACATGCAATAGTTGCCATAGCAGCACCTAATGAATGTCCAGTGATATAAAATTTCTTTTTAAGATGTTTACTTCTATGAGCAACAACTTGTTCCCATAACTTATTACACTCGCCCACGAAACCAGAATGAACTAAACCATGTGTCATTGCACCACGAGGCCATGCATTCAAGTCTGCAAGAACATCAGATAGTTCATCTGGTTCTGTTCCTCTAAAACATAGGACATACATCTCTTTGTTCCATGCGGCATGACATTGAGCGCCATCCACCTCAAAAAACTTATGGGTAAATCCCATACTTCTAAAAATAACTTTTGCTTCCTTACCGTCTAAGTAAGCATAAGCTGCTAACTTACTCATCTGATTTATCATCAGTCTCTTCCTTATTTTTAATAGCACTTTCGTAGTAGAGGATAATCTGTTTCTGTTGTTCGATGTATCTTCTTAGTTCTGCAAAATTCTTAGATAAGTTCTCATAGTCCTTTACTGATATTGCAATGTATGAGTCAGCGCCGTTCTTAGCAGAAAACTCTTGCACAAACTTCTCATAGTTCTCCTCTGGTGAAACTACATAAATTTTAATATCATTCATCTGTACTGCTTTTGGTGACGGTACAGTTGGTATGTTTCTCTCTACAACTTCTGTTACGGTAACAACTTGTGGTTCTGGTCTAAGTGTTGAACAACTACTCAGTACCACTGTCGCCAGTAACAGACTCAAGGTCATCCCAAAGCTTATCTGTCGCATTTTGCATCCTCTTTTCAATCAATCCTGGCTTTTTGTTTGCCAGATGGGTTAAATCATGTTTATTCAGAGTAGCCCTTAGTTCATCCCCATACTTTTCTGACTTCTGTAAGTCAAGAACAAGTTGGTTAGTCAGTGCGTTAAGTCTTTCTGAATCTCCCTTTAATTTGTTTATAGTCGCTTGGTTAGTATCATTTGCGACTGACAGTTTTGCGTTATTATCACGCAACTGTGCGATTGTGTTTTGGGTGGTGTCATAGTAATACTTAGCACCATATGCGGCACCACCCAACAATCCAACTACAATTAGTATTGCATATAATCTAAACATATTATCTCCATGGCAACATTGTCATACCAATTTGGTTTAGTAGTAGTTCAATAACTATAAGTCCAATACCACCAGCACCCAATTGCCACGCCCACCATTTCCATCCAGTAAGCGATCTTGACCATTGTGCAAGTTTGCTGTTATGTGCTTTTTCATACGCACCACTTTTATCACCAATCTTTTCTGCCCACCAATTCCCATCAAGGATATTCTTGAGCATAATAAGAGGCCAAAAAATGATACGCAAGATTTTCATTTACTCAGACTTCCAAATCGTCCAAGCACCATATGCAATTGCAATACCAGCAGCAATCTTTGCAAGGGGCGCCATGAATAGAATCATCAGTCCTAGTGCAATACATACTCCACCATCAAGTGATGTTCTTTCTTTTAGTCGATTGGTAATCCAACCTCTAATTCCAGTTTTTACAACTGCTTTCTTAGTAGCTTTTTTAGTAGCCATACTCTTCTCCTTAAAAAGATAGTTTTGTATCTGGAGTCTTGAAGTCTTTCTTTCTCATAACAGTCTTCGCAACTAAGTCCAGTTCTTTACCATCCCACTTTAATACAAACGGCATATTAACATCTGTTTGCATATCGTTGATTACCGCCTCGGCATCAGGCCCAAGTTTGGCAATCTTCTTACCGTACTTCTTATAAGACTGTTTGAATAATCTAATAAGTTCTGCAACAGTAATCTGTTTCTTATTTCGTGTATCATTCACTCTATCTAAAAAGTGTCTGGTAAACTCAACATCAATACCGACTGCTTTATATAGTCTATCGGCATACTTCTCAACACCATCTAAGTCTTGCTTAGTAATCTCTTGTTCTGATAACAGATGTTGTCTGAAGGTTTTCATTGTTCTATTTTACTTTAGACAATGCAAAGTTGGCAATCTTCTGAAAGTCTGCCTTTTTACCATTAATAAGTTTCTTCATCTTATCTTTATTAGATTTGTTTACTAAATCAAATACCTGTGTAACGGCAGAGGCAGTAAACATATCTACCTTCATAGAACCATCTTTGAATTTCACAGATTTGTGTTGTTTGGTTTTTACAATGTTCTTTAGAACGTCAATGTTGTCTTCTGCAAGAAGATATTCATGTTCTCTATTGATTGTGTTTTCTTGAACCTTTGCGGCAAGTTTGGATTGTTTTTTCATTTCTCTTTTTGCCTTCAGTTCAGTCATACGTTTGTAGAACTTTCTTGCTTCCTTTGTTCTACCATCGTATGGGGATTTTGTTTTTGTTTTCTTTTTCTTCCAATGTACTGGATCATCTCCTGTACCAGCAACAGCAGCACCTGTTGAATTTGCTGGGGCGTCTTCCTGTGTCAACCCCAACATTGGATCGTCATAAAACTTTTTCATTAATTCATCAAAGTTAAGTGACATACTATAAATCTCCTATGTCTAATTCCTTTATATCCTCAGAAGATACAAATATCTTCTGTTTTGTTTTGTTATGAATTACAGGAAACACATCTACGCCAAGGATAGTATCAGCGGGTGGTGTATCTTCGAATGCTTCAACTTCGTCACCTTGAAGGGCATCAAAGTCTTCTTCATCTTCTCCTGTTACGATAACGTCCTGTGTAAGAACATAAATTCCTTTAGATAACTTACCGTTATCCAAAGTTACTTCTTCCACAATAGTATTGTCAAGTTCAATATTATTTTCTTGTAAGTATTTCAAAAATTCTTTTTCAAACACTTGAGGGTCTTCAACATGTTCCTTAAAGGTATCTTTCAATAAGAATAGCGCAGCAGCATACGTTCCTACCTTAGAACGTAATCCTGGCACCTTACCAAATATTTTCTTGATATTAAAGACAAGCTTATGCAATACAGTGTATGCACTCTGCTCTGTTTGTTTGTACAGTTTCTTGCCTGCTATACGATTACCATTCTCATCAATGATGCCAAGTTTATATGCATCAGTCTTTACGAATGGCGTTGTTAACAGTCTAATGAAACGGTAGGTAACAAATAAATCAATTGCTCTTCCCATTATAGTTTCCCTAGAACTTCCTTAATTCTCAAATCTTCGTGAATATCTTGTAGTTCTGATTCTGGCAACATACCTAAAAATTTCATAAAAGTTTTTAGAGTTGTCCAGTAAACAGGCTCAATCTTAAATATCAACAAAGTAGAACCAGCATCTACCCCAAATACATTAGTGATAACAATTAAATGATTTAGTATCAAGCGTTCTTTCAGTTCACCACTCTCATGGTATTTTCTGAACAAACGCTTAAGATACTTAAAGCGTTTCATGTCATCATCGAATTCGGGTTCACCTTCACATTGAGGATTGTTGTAATGTTTTATTGCAAACATCCTAACATTCTCATTAGTTATTTTTTCAAACATTATATGTCTTTAACCGTTTATACGATTCTGGTTTTTAGAAAGTGCGTTCCTCCAGATGCGGTATGTTCAATCTCAATTGAAAGACCACCCTCAACT